TGGACCATAAGTAGCTAACGTAGTAGGCATAATAGCAGTCCTGCGTAATTGTGAGCAGTCCTGCGTAATTGCTAAATTTCACTCCGGCACGAAAAAATGGCGTTGTACAGAATTTCCAACGCCATCTCTGTCCCAATCCCAATCTCACTTTTTTCAACATGGCTCAATCTCGTCGCTGGTGCTTCACCCTCAACAACCCCACCGAGGTGGACAATAACAATGTCGTGCTCCTCGGAGGAAATGAACTCATCCAATACCTGGTCGTCGGACGAGAGGTCGGAGAGTCCGGGACCCCACACCTCCAGGGCTTTGTTATCTTTAAGAACAACGCTCGCTTCCGCCGAGTTCAGAATCTCTTGCCTCGAGCGCACCTTGAAGTCGCTCGTGGAACCTCAGTCCAAGCCAGTACCTACTGCAAGAAGGACGGCGACTTTGACGAGTACGGCACCCTTCCCGTTGGGAACACCCGGAACAACGTCTTGGAGGACCTCTACGAATGGGGCGACTCTTTCATCGCGGAACATGGCCGCGCCCCGACGTCCCCGGAGATCGCCCGCGAGCATCCAACAGCGTACGTCCGATACCCTCGCGTCGTTAAGCTCTTCGAACACAAGGCCCCCGTCCCCGACTTGCGAGAAGGAGAACCCCAGCTCTGGCAGGCCGAACTCGCCGGCGAACTTGAAGAGGAAGCCGATGACCGATCTGTAATCTTTTACGTCGATCCCGAAGGTGGTAAGGGAAAATCCTGGTTTCAAGCGTGGTATATGTGTAACAACCCTGAAAAGACGCAAGTCCTATCTGCGGCTAAGCGTGACGACGTCGCGCACAATATCCAAAAGACAATGACTCATTTCTTCTTCAACGTCCCTCGTGGTGGTATGGAATACTTCCCCTACTCTATTCTCGAACAGCTGAAGGACCGAATGGTCTTCTCACCGAAATACAATTCTTGCATGAAGTTTTTGGCGAAGACGCCTCATGTGCTAGTCTTTTGCAACGAAATGCCTGATATGAACAAGATGTCTGTCGATCGTTATGTAATCCGTGAAAACTATAATACTGAGTGATTTAATATACCGACGGCGACGGTCGCGTAGCGACCTCGGAGGAGGTCCACCCCTCCTCTACTCCTATCTAGAAGCTCTTCGCGCTCCGCGCGACTAGCCCCCTCTCTTAGGCTCATTGAAGTACATGAGGTGACGCTCGTTCACCCGCATCTGGGCAGCTACCGCTAGGGAAGCACTGTCGGCAGTCCAAAGGTCACACCAGTAGACTAACCACACGTTGCCTGCAATCGGTGTATTGTTCGAACTATTCTCGAAGCGTAGCTGACGCTTAAGCTTGATATACCAATCTAAGTTGGTATAGTTCTTGGCACTACCATTGTTGAAATCTCCTGACACCGGATCATTCGGTGCAAGAAGCATACGTTTATGCTTTAAGATCGTGAACTTGTCTGTATTGATAGGCAAACAATGCCACTCTAGGCTGGTAAGCGTATTGTCGGCATCTCTTCCTCGGGAACCATCACTAGCTCTAAACCAGTTGGAGCTCCCCGGAGCGACCTCTTCGACCTTTCCATGAACAACCGCCACGTTGATATACGTGGGCACGGGAGCATCATTAACCATTGACATGCAGATACGGAATCCACGACAGTTGATTATCTGACGCTCACGTGTATTTCGGTCAGCACCTTGTTGAACCGTAGTCAAATTGGTCGGAAATAACGTTCTTGTAGTCTTGGCAACCAAACTTGTTGAAGCTTGTAACGCTACTTTAGCGGAACTCGTGCCGACTTTCTCGCCGATGGTAGTCCTGGAGAATCGGGCACGCTTATTGGACGTGCGCATACCGCGTCGTCCACGGTACTTGCGCTTATAGCGCCTGTAGCCCCAACGAGCAATCTGACCTGCAGCACGTGCCATAGTAGGACCGTAACGATAAGCAGCAGAAGCAGCTCTATAATAGGGATTGGTTTTAATAACTCGGCCAACGAGTCGTGGACCATAAGTAGCTAACGTAGTAGGCATAATAGCAGTCCTGCGTAATTGTGAGCAGTCCTGCGTAATTGCTAAATTTCACTCCGGCACGAAAAAATG